TACGCAAAATGTCACGAGGAACCTAGAGAATGGATACGGACTAACCGTCCTGACAAGTACGAGGAAATATATGGCTGAATTTCAGAGGATGCCTACCCAAGAAGAATTACAAAAGATTCTTTACATGGGTCAGATGCAAGGTAAGACTACTCAAGAGATAATTAATGAGAACCTAGCAAAAGGCGGAACTGTTAAGCCATTGCCTGAAAACTTCTTCACGACAGCTAGTGCGGGTGCAAAACGAGCTGGTGAATACATAAACAAAGCTGGAACTGCTGCTGACGTAGCAAAACTATTTCCTGGCTATCAGCCTGAGACAAAAGTAACAATTCCTACTAGTTTTAGCGTAGTTCCTAAAGTTGATCCGTATTCAGGTCAAGTAATGCCAACAGGGATACAGACTCAGCAAGCTCAGATAGGTAATGTATTGCAGCAGATTAAACCTGCTGATGTATTGGGTGTTAGTGGTGCTGAACGTGCTTATGGCGATATAGGAGTAGGAAAAGCTCCACAGCCATTTGACGTGATAGATACATTAGGAGTTGGTGCTGCTGGAATGGCAGGTGCTAAAGGATTATTAGGCGCAGCTAGAGCTACTAAAGGCTTGCCAGTAGGTATGTCAATTCAGGATGTAACTAAATCTGGATTATTGGCAACAGCACCTAAGTCAGAGATTGGTTTTTATAGCGCAGTAGAAAATGCAGCTTTAGCAAGTCCAAGAAAGACAGCAACAGGTCAGGCTTTTCTTAACGATATTATGAAAGGTCAAGACGTTCGTGCTGACGAGATTAAATGGATGGGCTTAGACGATTATCTAAAAGACAAGAAAAGCATAACTAAGCAAGAAGTACAAGACTATATTGCTAATAATCGTGTAGATGTTCAGGAAGTTCAGTTAGGTGATACGCAATTCAATAAATTATCTGATGAAGAACTTATCAATGAATACATTAGGATAAGAGGATACGATCCTGTTTCTGATGGTGAGGCATTGACTAGGAATGAGATGCTTTACGAATTAGAAGGAATGAATAGGACTGAATCAGGTAGTACAAAATTCGGTCAATACACATTACCTGGTGGAGAGAACTACAGAGAGATTCTGTTGACTATGCCAATTAAAAATAATCAGGAAATAAATTCTCTTACGCAACAAATAAGAAATCAAGAAGAAATTATTCTTCAAGCTAATCGTTATGCTAATGAAAATCCAGAAGAATTAGCAAACATGGAAATAAAGCGTAATAGGGCGCAGCAAAAAATTAATGAATTCCAAGAAAAAATTAATCAACTTGGCGGTCAAATTTCTGAGTATAAATCTGGTCATTTTGAACAGCCAAACATCCTAGCTCATTTACGAGTAAACGATAGAGTAGATGCTGATGGTAAGAAAATGTTGCTAATTGAGGAAGTACAGAGTGACTGGCATCAGGCAGGTAGGGATAAGGGCTACAAAACCAAACAAAATTTAGAGAATTGGTATAACCAAAACAAACTAGAAAATGATCCACCTTTTGCAGATTTGAATAGTGAGCAAATAAGCACTATTGAGCGTAATAGAAACGCAGGAATGGGCAATGATGATGGAGTTCCTGACGCACCATTTAAAGACACATGGTATCAACTAGCACTAAAGAGAGCTATCCAACACGCAGCAGAGAACGGCTATGAACGTATCGGATTGACAACAGGTAGCCAACAGGCGGCTAGGTTTGACTTGAGTAAGCAAGTTGATAATTTGTTATACACTAAAAATGCTGATGGAACTTATCAAGTTAGCGCACAAGTGCAAGGTCGTGGGCAAATGCTTGGTGAGTCTATACCAGAGTCTAAATTAGCTGATTATGTAGGCAAAGAAGTTGCAGAAAGAATGTCTAAAGGAGTTGGGAATAAAACAGAGGTTAGAGGAAAATATGATCCTGTTTCAATGACTTCAAGTAAAGAATATATGACAGAGCTATCTGGTGATGGATTGAAAATTGGTGGCGAAGGAATGAAGAAATACTATGACGAGATATATCCTAAATTCCTAGATAAGTACGGTAAGAAGTGGGGAGCTAAGGTAGGTGAGACTAAGATTGAAACAGAACGATTAAGAGATGCTTCTGGTATTCCAGCAATGTATGCAAATAAAGAAACAGTGCGTTACATAGACATAACACCAGAAATGAAAGCAGGAGTATCAAAAGGACAACCACTATTTGCAGCAGCTCCAATAGGAGTAACAGGCGGTCTATTAGGTACTCAGCAAGATCAACGTAAGTAAGCATGACACCAGAAAGGTAATGCAATGGAAGAAGTAGAGAAAAGACCAGTAGGCAGACCATCAGAGTATGATCCTTCATATTGCCAAAAAGTTATTGAACTAGGAAAACTAGGCAAGTCATTCGAGCAAATGTCAGCTCAACTAGATATATCGTATAGAACATTATGTAGGTGGAGAGACTCTATCGAAGAATTTTGTCATGCCTTGGAGGATGCTCACGCATATAGTCAGGCATATTGGGAAGAACTGGCTCAAAGCCACCTGATTGAGACAAAAGATACGCCAAGAATCAATACTGGCTTATGGTCTAGAAGCATGGCGGCTAGGTTTCCTAAGAATTATTCTGAGCGCATCAAGCAGGAACTTACTGGTGCGGATGGCGGGGCAATGCAACATAGCGTCACATGGCAGAAATAAGAAAGCCATTAGCCGACAGGTTTGAGGCAAAAGTCGAGCGTATTCCTTTTATGGGTTGCTGGGTATGGATGGGAGCAACTAATGAGAATGGATATGGTCTGATTGGTCGTGGAGCTAGAGGTCAAGGTAACGAAAGAGCGCATAGAACAGCTTATAGGCTTTATCGTGGAGAAATACCAGAGGGTAAGATAATGCTGCATAAGTGTGGCAATCCTGTTTGTGTAAATCCATGGCACGTAGAACCTGGTACTCATAAAGAAAACGCAGAAGATAAGATGCGCATGGGTAGGCATTATCAACCTAATAATCGTGGCTCTAATGCAAAGTGGGCTAAATTAGACGAAGCTAAGGTTAAAGAAATACGTGAAGCAAAAGGTGGCAAAAAAGGAACTGGAACTGCTTTAGCTAGAAAGTTTAACGTAAGCAAGTCAGCCATTTATCAAATATGGGCGGGTGTAAATTGGCAGAAATAATAATCCCTTACAAACCTAGACCGCAGCAGATAATCCTGCATGATGCTCTTGATAACAATAGATTTGTTGTTGGGGTTATGCATCGAAGGTTTGGGAAAACAGTGGCTGCGATCAACCAGCTTATCAAAAAAGCAATAGAGTGTGAGCTAGATGATCCTAGATTCTGCTACGTTGCTCCTACATATACTCAAGCCAAGAGGATAGCGTTTGACTACTTGATTAAGTTTACAAGACCTTTGGGTGCTAGCGTAAACATCTCTGAACTGCGTGTTGACTTCTGGGGTAGAAGAATCTCGTTGCATGGCGCAGATAATCCAGATTCATTACGTGGAACTTACTATGATGGATGCGTCTTAGACGAAGTAGGAGACATGAACCCAAAGGTATGGAATGAGGTTCTTAGACCGAGTCTGAGTGATAGATTAGGTTGGTGCTTATTTATCGGAACTCCAAAGGGTCGTAACCATTTCGCAGACTTCAGAGATCGAGCTGAGGAAACTGATGGGTGGAAGTTGCTTGAGTTTAAAGCTAGCGAAACTGGCATTATTCCTGAGTCAGAACTTAACGCAGCTCGTGCTGAGATGGGCGAGGATAAGTATCAACAAGAGTTCGAATGCAACTTTAACAGTGCTGTAGAAGGGGCTTACTATGGGCAGATTATCAACGATCTTGAGGCAAAGGGTCGCATCACCACTATTGACAGGGATGATCTTTGTAAGTCTTATGTCGCTTGGGATTTGGGTATGGGTGACTCTACTTGTTTGTGGGTGGCTCAACTGGTTGGCAAAGAAGTCAGGCTGCTTGATTTCGTGGAAAACCACGGGGTCGGGCTTGATTGGTATGTCAATTGGCTCAAAGAAAATAGATATGAACGTTTCGACCAGTACTTACCACATGACGTTGCGGTGCGTGAACTGGGGACAGGACGCAGCAGACAAGAAGTCTTACAAGAAGCAGGACTAGAGATTACTGTAGCTCCTAGACTATCTGTGGCTGATGGCATACAGGCAGTGCGTAGGTTGCTACCACGTTGTTGGTTTGACAAGGACAAGACTAAGCAAGGCGTTAATGCTTTACGTAACTACCGCAGGGAGTACAACGAGAAGCAGAATGTCTATTACGAGAAACCGCTACATGATTGGGCATCACACGCTTCAGATAGTTTCAGGTATTTAGCGATAACGCTTGACGAATCAGACGATTCATGGTCATCAAATATCCCAATAAATACTAAATGGGTTGTATAATAAGCAAAATATCCGCATAGGGTTTAGCTATGGATTCAGGACAAGTAAAAAGTATTTTAGAGAACGAGATCGAGAACGCACTCGGATACATCGACTCTGAGACTATTGACGAGCGTACTAGGGCTTTACAGTATTACTTACGTGAGGCTTACGGCAACGAGGTTGAAGGTCGCTCACAGATCGTTACAGGCGAGGTAGCTGAAGCTATTGATGGCGCATTGCCACAGCTTCTACGTGTCTTTACGACAACAGAGGACATAGTTTACTTTGAGCCTAAGTCACCTAATGACGAGGAAAGCGCAAAACAAGCTACTGAATACTGTAATTGGGTGTTCTATCGTGAGAACGAAGGTCTACTGATTCTGCATAACTGGTTTAAAGATGCGCTGCTACAAAAGACAGGTATCGTTAAGTCTTATTGGGAATCAAAAGAAGATGTAGTCAAAGAGAAGTACAAAAACCTAACAGAAGAAGAACTTGCCTTATTGCTATCTGACGAGTCAATGGAAGTTGTACGTCAGAAGGTAGAGATGGTAGAGGCTGGCGTTGACGAGATGGGTATGCCGATTATGGCTCCGTCTTATTCTGTAACGGTTAAGAAGGTTAAGAAGTCAGGTAATGTACGTATTGAGAACGTGCCACCAGAAGAATTCTTGATCTCTAAGGCAGCTAAAACTATTGATGATTCTCCGTTTGTGGCTCACAGACGTTTAGTGCCACGTAGTGATCTTATCGCTATGGGTTACGATAAAGACGTAGTTGACAGTCTGCCAACGTATGATGATTTAACTTATAGTCCTGAGCGTATTGCACGATTCGATCAAGGCGAGCAGCCTGATTCAGCTCCTAGCTTAGACTTCTCGATGCAGGTAGTTGAGATATACGAGTGCTTTATACGTATTGACGAGGATGAGGATGGTATTGCTGAGTTACGTAGGATTGTTTACTGCGGTAACGAGATTCTGTATGACGATGAGACTGACATAATTCCGTTTCATTCGTTGTGTCCGATACCAATTCCTCATAAGTTCTTTGGTCAGTCATTAGCTGACAGAACGATGGACATTCAGTTAATCAAGTCCACGTTAATGCGTCAGACTTTGGATAATTTGTATCTAACTAACAACGCTCGTGTTGGCGTGGTTGACGGTCAGGTTAACCTTGACGATATGCTTAACGCTACGCCTGGCGGCATTATCCGAGTAAAGAATCCTAATGCGCTGATACCTTTGCAAGTGCCTTCAGTTACAGGTCAAGCGTTCCCAATGTTTGAGTATTTGGACGGTGTAGCAGCCAAGCGTACAGGCGTATCAGACGCTAATTCAGGTTTAGATCCAGATATATTGTCTAACGTCACAGCTACTGCTGTAGCGGCTATGATGAAGTCTAATAGCGGTAAGCTAGAGTTGATCGCTCGTATCTTTGCTGACACTGGCGTTAAGTCGTTGTTCAGAGCTATCCTGCATTTATTGGGCAAGTATCAGGACAAGGCTAAGATTATCCGCATGCGTGGTAAGTACGTACAGTACGATCCAAGAACGTGGGCGAATGAATACGACATTAGCATTAACGTAGGTCTTGGCTCTGGTGACAGAGATCAGAAGCTAGCAATGTTGCAAATGATTCTGGCTAAACAAGAGCAGATATTGCAGCAGTTCGGGCCATCTAATCCGCTAGTATCGGTAGGTCAGTATCGCACCACGTTAGCAAAGTTTATCGAGTCAGCAGGGTTTAAAGATGCTAATGCTTTCATTAACGAGATAACTCCAGAGCAGGACGCAGCATTAGCGCAGCCACAGCCACCGTCACCAGACGCTCAGGCTGAAGTGGCTCAGATGCTTGCGAACGTTGAAAGAGAGAAGATCGCTGCGAAGTCGCAGATTGACAATGAAAAGCTAAAGTTAAAGCAGCAGGAACTCGAAGCCCAATATACCCAAAAGGGCTTAGAGATGGCTATGAAGAACCAGCAGCAACAGGCTGACATCAAGATTAAAGAAGCACAGTTAGCTGTTCAGCAGTTACAGGCAATCCTAACGATGGATATGGCAGACGAGCAGATGCGTCAGAAGCAAGCTGAGATTGTCCTGAAAGCGATTAAAGAACTAGGTGGTTTAGTCCAATGAGTAAAGCAGATTGGGCAGCTCGGATACTTCAAGATGAGCGATTCATTGAGGTAATGAACGAGCTAAAAGAATTAGAGATACAGAAGTTTAGAAGTACAGATTACAGCGACATGGAACTACGTGAGCAAGCGTATTTACGACTCCGAGTTCTAGAGGATATAGAAGGTTATATTCAAGGGCTTACTAACCAGAAGCTCATTGACGCAAAAAGATGGAAGATTTTGTAGTCCGTATAGGGCGGTTCCCTATATAATTATGGAAATGAAAACATGAGCGATACTGAAAGCACCACTCCAGAGGGAAGTGCGCAGTTAGATGTAAATGGTGCAGCTAACGCTATTTTGGGATTAATGGGTACTGATGACGGCTCCGAACAGGAACAACCAGAACAGCGCACAGAATCCAACGATAGCGATGCCGAATCAGAGGAATACGAGGAATCGGAAGAATTTGAGGTAGAACAAGAAGAAGCTGATGAGCCAGAGGAACATCAAACATTCCGAGTGAAAGCTGCGGGAGAAGAACGTGATGTAACCCTTGATGAGCTTATTAAGTCATATCAACTTGGCACTGATTATACAAAGAAATCGCAAGCTGTAGCGGAAGAACGTAAGGCAGTTGAAGCTGAACGCCATGCAGTTCAAGAAGCGAAGCAACTCCGAGATACTTATGCGGAGAGGTTGCAATACATTGAGCAAGCCTTGATGCAGCCTCAAGAAACAGAGAATCTGGAATACCTGAAAGAGACTGATCCTATTGGATACGCTGTTAAAGTTGCAGAGATGTCTCAGAGGGAGAAGCAGTTAGCGCAGGTTCGTGCTGAGAGACAACAGATCGCTCAACAGCAAGAATACGACAGACAGCAGCAACTACGTGCAACGGTCGCACAAGAAGCTGAGAAGTTAGTCGGTGCGTTACCTGAATACGCTGATCCTGTTAAGGGTGAGGCGATCCGTAAAGAGATACGCAGCTACGGTAAACAGGCTGGATTCTCGGATGATGAACTAGCGAATGTATTTGATTCACGTGCTGTATTAACGCTATATAAAGCTATGCAGTACGATAAATTGAAAGCATCGCAACCAGCTATTGCTAAGAAGGTGAATGAAGCTCCAAAGGCAATGAAGCCTGGAGTATCAAACCCAAGAGATAGCAATGCTGAGGATATTAAAAAACTGAAGGCTAGAGCTAGACAATCTGGAAAGATTAGTGATGCCGCAGCCGCTTTTGAACGATTCTTATAAGGAAGTATTATGCCTACATATCAAACATTTACCGCTATCGGTATGCGTGAAGATTTATCCGATATCATTTATAACATTAGCCCAACTGACACTCCAATTATGAGTTCTATTGGTAAGACTAGCGCAACTGCTGTTTACCACGAATGGCAGACGGACTCACTTGCTGCCGCTACAACCCAAGCAGCAGTTGAGGGTGCAGACGCAACTTCTATCACTGCTTCTCCTACCACTCGTGTTGGAAATTATACTCAAATTATACAGAAGACAATTCAGGTCTCAGGAACACTCGATAAAGTAGCAAAAGCAGGCAGAAAATCCGAGAAAAGTTATCAACTTGCAAAGGCCTCGGCTGAGCTAAAGCGAGACCTAGAGACAATCATTACTGCTAATCAAGGTAAGTCAGCAGGTACATCAACTGTAGCTCGTACTATGGGTTCATTGTTGTCATGGATCAAGACCAACAGCTCACAAGGCAGTGGTGGTTCGGCTCCAGCAACTTCTGGTACATCTACCCGTACCGATGGTACACAGCGTACTGCAACTGAAGCATTGATGAAAACTGTTATCGCTTCAATCTTTGATCAAGGTGGTTCACCAAAGGCTGTATTCGTTGGTTCAGCAGGTAAGCAGAAGGTATCTACCTTTGCTGGTATCGCTGTTAATCGTTATCAATTAACGAAAGCAGAACCTGGTGTTATCGTGGGTGCGGCTGATCTCTACGCTAGCGATTTTGGGACTCTGAGTATAGTGCCTGACAGATTCATGCGTAGTCGTGATATGTTGATCTTGGATCCTGAGTATGCAGCTATGGCT